CTGGATGCCCATGCAAAAAAAATAGGACTCACGCCCAGCGCCATCATAAAAGGGGCACTGAGCGTCTATAAAATCAGAGAGGATACCCGGTGATGCCAGACGCCGTAACTACAGAAAAAACACCCAGCCTGATCTATAGATTGGAGTTGGCACTGCCATCACCGAGCCTCAACAAGTACACCGCAGCCATGAGTCCCTATATTCAGGCCAGAGATAAAAAAACGTGGTATTGGATCATCCGAGCGGCCCCCGGTTTTATCGATGTTCCCCGGGCCGAAGGAAAAAGGCATTTGCGCATTGAGCGCTACGGGCGCGGCAAACCTCTGGATATTGATAACCTATTTGGGGGTGCTAAGTGCGTAATCATCGACAATCTCAAAGACATGGGTTTGCTGGTCGATGATTCTTGTAAATGGCTACACATCGAAGTGGAAAACATGAAACTGCCCAAGGGCAAAATACCGCACACCGTGATTATTCTCAAGGATTTGCCTTGACTAAAATCCTTTGGTGGCTTCCAGGTGATGAAAAGTGGTAGCATTTCCGATATTGTTTATATTGTTACTGTTACTCTTGATGCGATACCTGCCAGAGGGGGGCGAATGACCGAACCAAACGATAAAGGATCAAAAGAATGGATTAAATGGGCATACCAGGAAATCTACATTCGTGGTAAAGACAGCGAGTATGTAAAGAGAAAAATACTGCCGTATATGAAATATATATAAATGAATCGATTAAATTTATTCATATTGCTTTTAATTATAATATGTTTATCATTCGCCATCTTCGGAGTTTATATCCTTTATCAAGCCAAGCCTATTGAAACGTCCGGGGTTGACCAAGTCCAGGAGATGTCTCGCCGAGCAATCGCTACAAGAGATATTGACCATCCTTTTCCAGGCTATGAAACCGATCTTGGCACGTACTACCAGACCAAAATCGAACAGTTCTTAGCAAGCCCCCAAGGGAAAGGGCTACAAGGGAAAGTGAACTTGCTTATCACTTCACCTCCCTTTCCTCTAAACAACAAAAAAAGCTACGGCAACCTAAGTGGTGATAAATACTTGTCGTGGCTTGAAGATTTGGCGCCAATGCTAACAGCCCTGCTAAGCCACGACGGTTCCATCGTTATTGAGATCGGAAATGCATGGAACCCCAACCAACCGACCATGAGTTTATTGCCGATGGAGGCGCTCCTTGCCTTTAAAAAGGCGGCCAACCTGTATCTTTGCCAAGAATTCATCTGCCAAAACCCCGCGCGGTTGCCCAGCCCAGTTCAATACGTAAATGTTGAAAGATGCCGGATGAAGGATAGCTGGACGAGGCTTTGGTGGCTGTCCAAAACGCCAAGGCCCAAGGCGGATAACCGCCGAGCTCTGTTGCCTTACAGCAAGGCCATGCTTAAGCTGCTGAAATCCCAAAAATACAACTCAGGCAAGCGTCCGAGCGAACACAAGATCGGAGCCACCTCCTTCCTGAAGGACAACGGGGGAGCCATTTCGTCGTCCTGTCTGTCAGAAGAAAACCTGGAAGCTTATCTAGGTTCCCTTTTATCCATATCGAATACGGCATCCTTTGGCGATCCGTATCTCGATTACTGCCGTGCTAATGGCGTTCTGGTTCACCCAGCAAGAATGCAAAAAAACCTCGTCGCCTTCTTCGTTTCCTTCCTAACGGAAGAGGTGGACATGGTATTCGATCCCTTTGGAGGATCGAATACCTCTGGAGCCATTGCGCAGTTTATGAAACGACGATGGCTTGTTACCGAGGCTTCAGATACATACATGGAATCTTCCAAAGCCCGCTTCTTAAACCAGCGCCTTTTTACGCACAGGTGACATGCCATGCCAAATATCGGATTGGCAGCCCTGCCCATCAGCACGGAATATCGCACTGGTGACTCTGATCCAGTAGAAGACTTCTATCGGCCCTGCCTTTATCAGGCCGTGCATTACCGTCGGGCTGTCGGGTTCTTCCGATCCTCCATCTATAACCTGATCGGGACGCCCATCATCGAATTCGCTAGGCGCGGCGGGAAAATCCAAATGGTCTGCTCCCCGGACCTGACCGAGGAGGATGTCCACTCAATCGATGGCAGCTTCCATAGCGTTCGCAGCTATGTTCAACCGATCGCGGGTACGCTCGGCGTCGTCCTTCCAGTAGACTGGGAATCCGACCCGCGCCCCGGCTGCCGTGTCCCAAACCTGGAACAGCGGAGCGCCGCCCATCTGGACCTGTTTCTTGATGATGTAACACATGGTGTTCCCTCCAACGTGCATTATTTGGACCAACAATCGTAACACCTCAATAACCCCGGGAACAAAGAGAGATGGCGTCAGAAAAAAGTATGGTGTAGACCCCCAGATAACGATTCCAGTATTTTTTTGGCAGGGCCGCTCATGCGCATCTCACCGTTGGCCCAGCGGTTGATTGTGCGGCGTGTGACACCAAAATGGTCGGCAAGTGCCCCCACGCTACCAAAGCGTTCAGCAAGTGTGTGCCAGGGCTGAGGCAATGCGTTATTCCGCATCGTCAAAAACTTTCCATGTTGATCCAAACATACATGCTAATCCATTCTGACATTTTTCTATGTTTTCACACTCCCTATATAGATTTTCATTGTATGTTTTTCCATTTCTAGTAAAAGGTTCCAATATTGCAAAATAAAAACCTTTATTGCTACGCATAATCTCAACTGTTTCATTAGCATCTTTAAGATGATATACGACTTTAAGATGATATACGACATTGTTTTCTTTGAAAAATTGAATTGCTAGGGATTCTTCGATAATTATATTGGCGTCTCCCATATAATCAGGGGTTAAACGATATGTTTTCCCGGTGGTGGTGAGTTCCGAACGTTTCATTTCTGCTCCCATTTCTTAGTAAATTCTGGTTCTGCTTCACATAAGGCATCCCATCCATTCTTTGTTATCTCCATGCAATGATCTGGAGTCCCAACGTCTTGGAAATGTGCATACCCCTTTTTCGTTAATGAACTGCATACACCCGTGGCCGTTGCTGGATTTTTGAATGGATTTTCAAACCATTGAGGGTCGCCAAGCGGATGCCTTCCGTCGTGATAATCACTTTCGCAAATGCATTTAAGCATGATTATTTCGTTTGGTGTCACCTTGCGATAAGCGGTCATTGCTGGTGTTAGTTTGATTTTCATTTCGTCTCCCTTTGGTTGGTCGGGTTTATGTAGGTCATACAAGTGGCACACAATCTTTTTCATTAAAAAGTTCGCCTATGCCAATCGAACCAGTCTTTATGCATAAATCCCGGTAGTAGCGATGCATTTGAATAACTTCTGGTGTGTCACATTCAAACGGTCCTTGTTCTGCAGCAATTCGCTGTAAGGTTTCGTTGATTTCTGCCCAAGGGAGGTCGTACCCATTTTCCTTTAACAGACCAAGTGCTCCAGCTAGTTGGTTATAGTAGTAGTTGCCGCGACTGTCAGAACTCATTGTGTGCTCCTCTAGGTTGGTCGGGGTTCGCTTCCCGATACCTAAATGATGAGACGTAACGTCTCACATGTCCATACAAAAAAAGGTAAAGAAATCTTTACCTTTTCGGGATAGCACTCACTCTACTGTAGGTGGTTGTTTGGGTGCCCAGATTGCCGGCCGTTTGTGGCGGGGATCCGCCGAGGGATCGCCAAACCAGGACACCCCTTTGAGCACAACCCACGCTCGGAGACTCCACATGCCATCCTCAACGCAGATATCGTGGAGCAATTGATCCGCCATGGGTCGGTAGTAATCGTGATCCAGCAGGCCCTCGCGCATGATTTGATAAAGGGCATCGTGTACCAGGCTTCCACGCATAAAGGTAAGAGTATCAATAGTTGGACCGCTGGGGCCATCCCAGGCATAGCCATCCCGTATCAAAAGCGCTCCATCCGTGTAAAGCTCTATAAATTCAAGCATAATTGGTTTTGCAGGCTTGATAGGCGTCGCTATGCAGTAATCCCGCTGCAATTGATATTTATAACCGTCCTGGTAGTTGATGCATTCCATAAAAAAAGTATGTTTGTTTTGTGTATAATTGCAAGGGGGTTGAGCATGGCAGAGATTAAAATAAAACTCTGGGTATTGCTTGGATGTATTGGCTTATTGATCCCTGTCGTTGGTTATATTGTCAATTTTGCGGTTACACGCATCATTAATTCAATCGATAAATTAGATTTATCACTGATAAATATAGGTAATAGGCTTAACAGTTTACAAGTATGGTCGCAAAATAGATTCATTTCCAGGGAAGAGCATAAAGATTCACTGGAATTACTTAAGGAATACATCATATTGAAAACAACGAGGCTTGAAAAAGAGATGGACAGAGTCGCGGAAAGGAAATAACTGTGGCCAAAAAAGATGATGGGCTAACACCTCTACAAATTAAATTTGTTGAACAATATTTAATAGATTTAAAGGCTGGTCCTGCTTATAAGAGAGCTGGTTTTAAGGTTACTAGTGCGGGTTCGGCGGAAGTTGGCGGATGTCGCATGCTAAGGAATATTAATGTAAAAGCAGCAATAGATAGAGCTATAATAAAAAGGAGCGAAAGAACCGCCATAACTCAGGATAACATCCTGAAAGATCTCAATGAAATAAAAGAAAGATGCATGCAACGGTCCCCAGTTATGGAGTATGATCCTGAATTGAAAATGATGGTTCAGGCAAAGGATGAAAACGGGAAAAACATATGGCAATTTGATGCAAATCCAGCCATAAGATCATTAGAATTGCTTGGTAAGCACCTAAAAATGTGGATAGATAAAACAGAATTAACAGGTAAAGACGACAGCCAAATAATAATCAATATTTTATTACAGAAGCCGAATCAATGACAGAGAAACAATTTTTAGTGGAATTGCCCGAAAAGCTAGGGTTTTTGATTTCGGATAAATCCAGGTATAAAGTATTGCATGGCGGACGCGGTAGCTCCAAAAGCTGGTCCATTGCTCGGGCATTGCTGGTGAAGGGATTGCATTCAAAATTGCGTATTTTATGCACCCGTGAGGTTCAAAAATCAATCAAAGACTCTGTTCATAGATTGCTGACTGATCAGATAGATACTATGAAATTTTCTGATTATTACGAGGTAACACGCGAGGAAATACGCGGGCGGAGAAACGGAACCTGTTTTTTATTTGCTGGTTTATCCGATAATACCGCTGAAACGATAAAATCTTTTGAGGGTGTGGATATCTGTTGGGTAGAAGAGGCGCAAACCGTGTCGGAGCGGTCGTGGTCTATCCTGATACCTACCATTCGAGGGTCAGGATCGGAAATATGGGTATCGTTTAACCCCAATGAGCATGATGATCCTACCTATCAGAGATTTGTTTTAAAACCCCCTCCAGATGCTATTGTATGCCAGATAAATTGGGAGGATAACCCCTGGTTTCCCGAGGAATTACGCAAGGAAAAGGACTATTTATACTCCGTGGATCCCGAGCTGGCAGCGCATGTTTGGGGCGGCGGTGTGCGCCGTGTATCAGATGCCCAAATTCTGCGAGGGCGCTATCGTGTGCAGGATTTTGAGGCTAAACCTGGTCTATGGGATGGCCCCTACCATGGTATCGATTTTGGATTTGCACAGGACCCAGGCGTGATGATCCGTTGTTGGATCTGGGAGCAGGATTTATACATCGATTTTGAAGCGTGGGGCCTGGAAATCGAAACGGATCTATTACCTAGTCTCTGGGATGGGATCCCTGGTGCCCGTAATTATTTGGCCAGGGCGGATTGCAGTCGGCCCGAAACGATCAGTCAGGTGCGGCGTCTGGGTTACAGTCGTGTCATCGCCTGCCAAAAATGGGCCGGGTGTGAAAAAGATGGTATCGAATTTTTGAGGAGTTTTCGACATATTATTGTGCATCCCCGCTGCCCAGAAACGGCCAGGGAATTCCGATTGTGGAGCTGGAGACGGGACAGACTGTCAGGGGATATACTACCCCTGACAACCGGCAAATATGATAATGCTGCGGCGGCCCTGCGTTATGCCCTCGAGCCGCTCATTATGGGGCATACAAAAAAAGAGGCTGAAAAACCTCCCACAACAGAGGAGGAATTCCCCGGTATGCACCCACCTAGACCCCGTGCTCATGGATGGATGGCATGAAACGATTGACAACTGATCTGGCTCAAAGTACCGGTATTTTACCTGTGAAAATAGATGAAATGTTGAAACTGTTGGATTTATTCGGGATTCTGCGGTATAATGCCATCGATTTTTATGAGCGCGCGAGTCTCATAGAGGAGCTGCGTTGCAAGGGCATGCCCGCCACAGCGATTGCCGAACGTTTGCAGTTGGACCGCACCTCTATTTTTAGAGATATTAAAAAGCACAAAAAACGCCGTAAAATCGTTATAACGATATCCCATGAACTTTAAACAGGTTTAAAATAATCATCCATTGATTAAAATTGAGTAATCCCGTGCCACGGCAAACCCGTTTAGCGGTTGTCAGCGGGATAGGTGCCATAGCCTCGTAGAGATGACCAGCACCGCCGAGTTTTTCAGAGAGAGACAGCCAGGGATCAGGTAAATTGGTAGGGCGGCCCATTTCAGTCCTTATTGAAGACTTTAAAATAGTTGGCTTCTGTCTGAATATCAATGGAAAGATTTTCCTTGAGATCCACGAGACCTGCGTGAAATGCATTCGCAAACCAATAACCATGGCGTTGGTTAGAAAACATCGGTATTTGTATTTTGCAAACACTTTTAAGCGCATCTAGGGGATTGTACGCTTCGAGGGTTTTGATTTCCTCGGTTGTTTTCCCATTCACTTTGGTTAATAGGGTTGCAACGTATTTCATTTTATTGCTCCTTAAAAAATTTTACCGATGAAATTATGCCATATTGTTATTATTAAGGAGTGAAAACAATCATGTATAAATATGCCAACTACTAGGCACAAAATCGTATGGATATTATCCGATTCGTTATTCATTTCCAAACCTCCTGGAAAGTGATATTTTTGGTCATTTCAGCTCCTTTAGCCTTTCGGGTTTGTCCGTGTCCCGATACCATTAGTATAGTCCACCACTGACCTAATGCAGGGCTCTTTTTAAAAGTATTTTTATGCCCTCAAAAAATAGTGGCATCACGCTACAACGCCAATGTAATCAATATTGAACAATGGCAAAAGAGACAACCGACGAATTTTTAGCGAAGGTCAAGGACCGCTGGAAATTGGCGGTCACGGCCAATACGGATCAGTATGAGCGGTCAAAAAGAGACCTGGAATTCTGCGACCCAGAAAACCAATGGCCTAACGATATCAAAAATTTACGACAGGATAAACCCTGTTTGGTGGTCGATGTTTTGACGCCAATCATCAAACAAATCGTCAACGAGCAACGGCAGAACCGGCCCGCGATCCGAGTGTCGCCCGTGGACGATCAATCAGACAAAGAGACCGCTGAAATATTACAGGGTATTGTTAGACACATCGAGTATAACTCTGACGCTGACGTGGCTTATGATCGAGCTTGTGAGGCACAGGTGCGGGGCGGTATCGGGTATATCCGTGTGACAACGGAATATTCCGACCCTATGAGTTTCGACCAGGAAATAAAAATATTATCGGTCCCCAATCCGTTTATGGTCTATTTGGATCCCTCCAGTATGGATCCCGATGGGCATGATGCCCAATGGGGATTTATCGCAGAGGATATGTCACGCTCCGATTACGAGGCGGCCTATCCAGATTCGGATCTATCTCAAAAATCCACCAGTGAATGGCAGGGGATTGCAGATCAGGCCCCCGATTGGATGTCCGGGGAAAAAGCCCAGGCGTGCAGAGTCATGGAATATTTTGAGAAAGCTCATGAGCCCGCCACGCTCTATAAGCTGGAAACGGGTGAGGTTGTCACCGAAGTACCAGAGGGCGGGAAAGTTATCGACAGTCGCAAAACCACATTGCCAAAGGTGAGGTGGTATAAACTCAACGCCGTTGAGATTTTGGATCAAACAGTCTGGGAGTGTGAATTCATCCCACTTATTCCGGTCTACGGCGATGAACTAATAATCGATGGCCAAAAAAACTATTTTGGGATCATTCATCGGGCCAAAGATGTCCAAAAAATGATCAACGTTTGGAAATCTGTACAGACAGAAACCATAGGATTGAGTAGTAAAGCGCCCTGGCTCACCTCGGTGGAATCCATCAAGGGGTATGAGGACGTCTGGCGTACCGCAAATACGCGTGATTGGAATACCCTGCCGTGGAACGCTTTTGATGAGCAACAACGCCAATTGCCTCCACCATCACGCAACATACAAGAGCCACCTATCCAGGCCATAACCATGGCGCTGCAGGGTTCGATGGCTGACATCAAAGCGGTCACGGGCATGTACGACCCTAATCTGGGTGCGCGTGACAGCGCATCTCAGTCAGGCGTCGCTATTCGTAATCTGCAGCACCAAGGGCAGGTCGGCAATTTCCATTTCCAGGACAACATGTCTCGGTCCATAAAACACCTGGGCAGGATTTTGGTGCAATTGATCCGTAAATATTACGATTCTACGAGAATTGTCAGAACGATTGGTGTTGATGACTCTCAAAAATTGGTGCTGGTGAATGGAGCATTGGGGGAACCGCTCCCAGAGGGCCAAGAGCGGCACTATGATCTAAAAACTGGACGATATGACGTAACTATTAGCGTTGGTCCTAGTTATACCAGCAAAAGACAAGAAAATTTAACCACTCTTTTGGATTTGCAGAGCAAACTACCACCCAATCAGGTGGGATTGATTTCTGATTTAATTGCCAGTCAAATTGATGCGCCGATTGCCGAGGAAATCGCTCGGCGGCTCAAAGCCACCCTGCCCCCCGAGTTGCAGGATAAAAAGCCAGGGCAGCCGCAAATACCTCCCCAATTACAGCAGCAATTACAGGCAATGGCACAGCAACACGAGGCGCTGACTGCTCGAGTACATGAGTTGACAGATGCCCTCACTGATCAGGACAAAAGGGCAGAACAGGAAATGCGCCGGGCGGAGCTGGACAGCAATACAAAACTGGAAATTGCCCGTATTTCCCAGGAAACAGACCTTTTGAAAATCAAGGCTCAAATTGCGGCTCAGTCAGGCGGTGACGTGGTATCTGCCCGCATCGCGGAAATCCAGGATCAACAAGAGCAACTGGCAGCAATCATTTTACAGCTAGGGGCAAACCCAGCTCCAGCTATGGTTCCATCACCAAACCAATCCCCTGTGACGGTGCAAACCGCTGGTCAAGGGGCGCAATCACTACCACCACAACCAAGCGTCGGCCTAGAGGCTGGCACGGAGGCCATGAATGGGTAATCTCGACGATTTTGAAAATCCAGACGCCAGCATTTCAAATGATGGCAATACTGCCGTTATTGATCCGCCTGACCCTGCGATAACGCAAATAATCGAACCATCTGCCCTACCCCCTGATCCCACCACTGACAGCCCAGCCATCGAAACGCCCCCCGTCGAAACACCAGAGGATGAAACCTCCGAGGAGGAAGCGCGGCGCAAACAAAAGACCGGCAGCCAGCGGGCACGTGAAAAAGCGGCCCGGCTTGAGCTGGAAAATGACGCGCTGAGAAAACTTCTGCTTAGTCCAAGGCCAGAATTGCCATCGATCCAAGCGTCGGCATCTGCGGAGGCTGGCAAACCAGTGCTTGATGCGTATGACTCGCACGAGGCATGGATTGAGGCGCTTACGGATTGGAAACTGGAGCAACGGCAGAAAACCCAACAGACGGAAAACGCGCAAAAAGCGGCACAAGCCGCCTGGGAAGCCAAGGTGGCAGAAGGGCGCGCAAAATTCCCCGATTTTGAGGATGTTTTAACGGACGCTCCGCCGCCATCCCCCGAAGTCGCCAAGCGCATGATTAAGCCCGGCACCACGCCGGAGGTAATCCATTATCTGGCCACGCATCCGGATGAGTACGATAAAATCAACCGCCTGCGTGACTCTGATGACGTAAGTGATGCTTTCGCAGAGATTAAGCAGAAATTGAAGGCAAACCCCAAAACTGTTACCCGATCAAACGCCCCCCCTCCTATCACCCCGGTTACACCCCGCGTTGCGGTGGTGGTTTCTGATCGGCACAAAGGGATAGAGGATTTTTGATCAGTTATCCTTTGCCGGATAAATACCGGCCCGGAGTCCTAAATGCCTACCAATAATTTCAACAATATTGCAATGATTACCCGCAGGGCAATGAACGTTCTGCGGAATAATCTGGTATTGGTGCCGCGTGTGAACCGCACGTATGAAAAAGAGTTTTCCCAGGGAATGGGCAAAATCGGCGATACGGTGAATGTGCGTGTTCCTGGGTACGGAACTGTTACCTCTGGCAAAGTCGCGGCCCCTGCTGGATTCGCAGATACGTACAAACCGATTGTCGTAACACAGCAAAATTCATCCTTAAAATTCAGTTCTAAGGAACTGGCGTTGAATGTCGAAAATGGGGATGAATTTGAACGTTCTGTGCTCGGACCACAGATGGCAGCCCTGTGCAACAAGGTCGATGCTGATGGATTTGGGCTCTATTATCTCTTCAATGGATCCACTGGAACCCCTGCCACGGCACCAACTGACCTGGATTATTTCCTACAGGCCCAGGCGCAACTTGCTGAAAATTCGGCCCCTGTTGATGATCAGATTTTTGGATTTTTGGCACCCCGTACGCAAGCAGGCATGGTCCAGGGTTTAAAGGGATTGTTTCAGGACTCGACTGAAATTTCCAAGCAATACAAAAAAGGCGTGATGGGTACGGCGGCAGGAATGAATTTTCTCATGTCTCAGAATGTGAAACAGCACACCACTGGCACATGGACAGGCACCCCCGTGATCAATGACCCCGGTGCTGCCCTGGTCAGTGGTGCCACCACGATTCCCGTTGATGGATTCGGCGGCGCGACTGACAGTTTCAAAAAGGGCGATGTGATCACTGTCGCGGGTGTATTTGCAGTCAATCCAGTGTCCAAGGAAAACACCGGGCAGTTGCTACAATTGGTGGTAACTGCCGACTATGCCGCATCTGGTAGTGCCATGGCAGCATTACCTATCAGCCCCGCTATCGTCACGAGTGGTGCAACGCAAAACGCTACTGCACTACCGCTTGATGGTGCGGTTGTGAAAATTTTCGGGCATGCAACGACCTACACGCAAAAAGTTTCTCCCGCCAATCTGATTTTGCACCGTGACGCGCTGGGTTTTGCCGCCGTGGATCTCCCTCTCCTGGATCCCTCTCGGCAACATCGTGTCAGGGATAACGATCTGGGTATATCGATTCGCGTGACGGAATGGTTGGATGGTATTAATGATGACCTGCTGATCCGTTTAGACATCATGTACGGGTGGGGAATGTTACGTCAGGGATTCGGCGTACGGGTTCAAGGTTAACGCGTAATCATCCATTCATTAATTTTGAGGAGATCCAAAAATGACCAGTACTCCCTATGCAACCAGTAATACCCTGGACCAATACAAGGGTTTTTACGGCACTACACCGATCGTGCAGCCATCCGGCGCGGCTCAGGCTGCAACGACTGCCACCATGGTTACAGCTCTGGCTACCACGGTTTTTTCAGAGGCAAAAACAGGTATGTGGGCTTTTAGCTCGTCAACTGTAGCCAAATTGTACCGCACACGCATTAACCAAGCCGTGGTTGATGTCGTTGCATTGGCCACGGAATGCAACGCTATCAGGACAGCACTTGTAAACCTTGGTTTGATTAAAGGTAGTGCATAGTATGGCTCAGATTATCAATGTGACAGTGTGCCAGGGTGAGCAGCACGTTTTTTTGGCCACCCCTAGCCTGGATGGCAAGGTATGCCAAGCGTATGCCGCATCCCTTGCTGCAAGCATCGCGGCGTTAAAAGGTGCGGGCATAGGAGTGACATACTGCTCGCAGGGTGGTAACTGTCACGTTGATGATTCCAGAAATGGCCTAATAAGAGAATTTATGATGTCAGATTGCACTGATCTTATATTCCTAGACGCAGATATTGGCTGGAAGGCGGAGGATTTATTGATCCTCTGTCGGCATGACGTTGCACTTGTCGGGGGCGTTTATCCCAAAAAAACAGATGATATTGAATACCCTGTGCATGTAATCCCTGGCACGGTATTGCAGGCGGATGAAGCGGGATTGGTTGAGGTCTATGCTCTCCCAACGGGTTTTTTGCGTATCAGGCGAGATGTGATTGATACGCTCTATCAGACGCACGGCCAGAGGCGTTACCGTGGCCAAGGGCAGGCGGAGGGTGAGCCGCCGTATGTGATTTTATTCGAGAGAACGTATGAAAATGGGCATCGCTGGTCAGGGGATTACGCATTCTGCCGAAAATGGGCGGAAACAGGAGGGAAACTGTATTGTGACCCCCGATTCTATTTTTTGCATGAGGGCACCAAAGAATGGTCTGGATCTCTAGGAGAGCACTGGAGAAATAAACATGGAATAACGCGAGAAATAAAACAGGGTAAATTTGACGAGGCTGTAAAGGCGATAAGAAACAAAACGGAAACAATAGAAAATTTAATAGATTTGGTAGATGGTTGGAAAAACGAATGGAGTATCCAGCCAGAAATGATTGATGCAATTATCCAATTATCCCGAGAGGCCAAAGGGCCAATTTTGGAATGCGGATCTGGATTATCTACCCTGATTCTTGGTTTGACCACGAAACAGAATGTTATCACCCTGGAAAGTTCCCCTATTTGGGCTACTCACACCAAAGCCATGTTGGATAAATATTTCGCCTATGACGTGGATTTTCGGTGCCTACCCTTGCAAGATTATGGTGATTTTGAATGGTATTCCATCTGTAATAATTTACCTGATTTTTCGCTCGTTATTTGCGACGGTCCCCCAAGATCCTCAAAAGGTGCAAGATCTGGATTGAAAAAAGTCTATCCTTTTATAAAGAATGCAATCATTGTATTAGATGACCCCACGGTAGAAATGATTGATGATTTATACAAATCATTAAATATGGAATTTACCATATTCGGTAAAACAAAACCTTATGCGATAGGGAGAAAAATGCAATGACTTTTAACCGTTGCTGGCTACACAATGGATTTTCGGATTCCAAAATCATGGAATCCCAGAAAGAATTTGAGATTCATTGGGCTTGCGGTTGGCGTCATTCCCCTGCCGACATCGAAATCAAACCCGACAATTTTGAGGATGTTGATACGCTTGCCTCGGAAAATTGCGGCTTGGAAACAAACGAAGGAACCGAAGGTTTGGACCCTTGCCCTTGGTCAGAAATACAGGCACATGACACGGTAAAAAGACCGCGCGGGCGGCCAAGGAAGGTAATGTAATGGCTACCGTAAGAGATATTATTTCGGCCAGTTTGCGTATGATAGGAGTATTGGATCCAGTAGAAGCCCTGAGCCCCGAACAAGGCGCTGTGGGGCTATTGGCGTTCAATTCTCTGGTGGATTCCTGGAATACCGACAGTTTGGCTATTTTTACGATAAATCGTTCTGTTTTCCCGTTAACGATAGGGCAGCAGGTTTACACGCTCGGCATCGGCGGTAATTTCAATATGGTCCGGCCCACCTGGATTGAAAATGCAAGTGTATTGCTCACCGCTGTCACTCCCCAGGTCGAATTGCCTATCAAAATCGATCAGGATGAAGATTGGCAACGCATCAACGTCAAGGCCGTAACAAGTTCATTCCCAACAGAAGTTTATCCTGATGGGAGCTTCCCTTTGAGCAACCTGTATTTCTGGCCCGTCCCTATGGCCGTTTGCAGTTTTGTGCTGTATAGCCCCGATACCATTTCGGCATTTTCAGATTTGAATGCCCAAGTGGCATTTCCCCCTGGATATGAGCGGGCATTTAAATTCAATTTGGCTGTGGAGATCGCTCCAGAATTTGGGATAAGTTCCCCGCCGGACGTGAAAATGATTGCCGCATCAAGCCTGGATGCTATCCAGAAATTAAACTGGACGCCTAGAGAAATGGATATGGATCCAATGTTCAGGAATAAAAACGGCTCTTCTGTTGGTGTGCGCTCTCGCGGCGCTGTGGTCGATCCATAATAAGGAGAAAAAATGGCCAAAGAAATAGGCATCCCCAAAAAAGCATCCAAAAAGGCAAAGGCTATGGATGAAAAAATGGATAAAGCCAAGGGAATTAAAGAAGGATCGCCTGCTGATCTTAAATCAGATAAGGCAGTTATGGCTAAATATCCAATCAAGAAAAAAAAGTAGATCCAAATGCCACGTATCCCATTCATTGGCAGCGCTTACACACTCCGCACGATACGCGCGGATTGCCAGAACTGCATCAATTATTTCCCCGAAATAATAGAGAGCGGCGCGGGTGCCAACAACGAAGGGGGTGTACTCCTGCAGGTGCCGGGCCTGCGTCGGTTAGCCACAATTGGCACGGGACCGATACGCGGGGTCTATTTCACATCCTCGGGGCATTTAGCGGTTGTGTCCGGCGCAAAATTATATGCAGTGTCCGCCGCCTGGGTGGCGACGGAAGTGGGTACGCTCCGTTCAACCTATGGGCGTGTTGAGATGGCTGATAATGGGGTTCAGATAATTCTTGTTGATGGGGATTTCGGCTATATTTCCAGCATGGTTACAGGCGGTCTTGTCCAGATTAATCAATCAGATCTACCAGCTTGCAATAGGGTTACATTCCAAGATGGGTATTTTATTGTGGAATCAAAAAATACTAATCAATTTGCAATATCGGCTCTTTACGACGGCATGAGCTGGAACGCGTTGGATTTTGGGGTAGCGGAGGGGTTGCCTGATAATGTGGTCGCGGTGGTTTCCAATCAAAGACAATTATGGGTAGCGGGCTCAAAATCCATGGAAGTCTATTGGAATAGCGGGGATGAATTCCCGTTTTCCAGGATTGACGGCTCTTTTCAGGAATTTGGCTGCGCCGCGCCACACAGCATGCAAAAAGTGGCAGGTAGCGTGATGTGGTTGACAGACAGTTTACACGTGGTGTTTGCGGACGGATACAAGCCTGTCAGGGTATCCAATCACGCGGTAGAGCTGGCCATTCGTGCTGCAGGGGATGTCTCAGGTGCAACGGCCTATAGTTACAAGCAAGATGGGCACATTTTTTATTGCCTGAAATTGCCAGGCGCTAATTCAACTTGGGTATATGATTTTTTCACCAAAAATTGGCACGAGCGGGCCGAATGGATTGCGGGCGCATGGGCCAAGAGCCGGGTAGATTGCTGCTGTGATGCCTACGGCGAAATCGTAGTGGGAGATTCTACCGATGGACGCATCTATGCCTACGATTTTGAAATGTGCTCCAATGATGGCGATGTGCTGGCCAGAGAGCGCACAGCGTCGCATGTCGCAAATGATTTAAAACGCATGATCGTGCAAAAATTCCAACTGGATATTGATGGCGGCCACGGGCTCATCACTGGCCAGGGGTCAATACCGCAGGTGATGTTGCAGTGTTCCAAGGATGGAGGGTACACGTTTGGCAATGAGCATTGGCAGCCAATAGGCGCTATCGGAAATTACCGTGCTCGGGCAATATTTCGGCAATTGGGACAGGCGCGGGATTGGGTGTTTCGCATCCGGGTGACGGATCCGGTAAAAGCCAATCTGTTGGGCGCGGACATCGACGCAATCCCTGGTGTGAACTGATGGAAAAAATGGTTCCCACCACCGGCCCGTGGGGCGTTATTTCAACGGATGGCGGGCTATCCGAAGCCAGCACGCAGATAAAGAAAGAGCAGCAGGCAGTTGAAATCAGTGCGCAAAATGTGAACCAATTGCAACCACCCCCATTGATCAGTCCGCCGTTGGAGGGGACAGAATCAAGATTTTCCAAAGCTTGGGAGCTGTGGTTTCAGCAGTTATGGAAAAACCGATTGGGGGGTGCCATCGCCCCCACCCCTGAAGATACTCAAGTTTACGATTTAATGAATACTACCGCAACTTTTAGCAAATATAATGAATTAATCGAATCTTTGGAAACGCTATTGCAGTTTAGAATTGATAATCCAATTATATTTAATGAATTTGCTGAAATTATACTACAGTTTAAAAATTGTGATAAATCGGTTATCGATGACAACTTTCAGACTTTGGATGCATTCCGGGCCTTGGCAACGCATGCACACCCGGTAAACCAAATTTCAGATTCAACAACGGTGGGGCAAAACCTTGTTACTGCGCCCAATCCAAGCGCAATCCGGTTTTTCAGAATCAACGCGGACAATACAATATCTGAGTTGTCTGATGTAGATTTCCGCACTGCGATCGGTGCCGGGGTTTCCAACCTGGTTATCGGGATAACAGCAGGAACGGCATGCGAAGGGAACGACGCGCGGCTCTCCGATGCCCGGACACCGACGGCGCATCCCCTGGATGGGGCACTGCACACGATCACCGGGAAAACGGCCGGCCATTTCCTGAAAGCGTTGAGTGCTACAACATTCGGTTTTGCGGCACACGGGCTGACGGCTGGGGATGTAGGATCCCAACCTTCTGATGCAACTCTGACCGCTCTGGCGGCGCTGAATGCAACGCCTGGAATCCTGGCGCAAACGGCGGCGGATACCTTCGATAAGATCGCCCTCAATTATTCGGCTGGTGTGGTATCCATGCCAACCATTACAGATAACCATGATGGGACTATAACAGTATCCAATGACGGTATTTTCAATCTTTATGATTCATCTACGCTGCCATCTTTTTTGAGAACGTATGCAATTAATGGCGGTTTGTTTACACTGACAGATGGAACAATTACATTTTTATACGCTAGTTACAATTCAGGAACACCTGTTATTGGAGTAACAACAGCTAGAGATTTTATTGTCAATAATCATTTAATGACAATAATACCTATAGCAACATATTTAAGAATAGGTAATGATATAAGTTTTTTAGATTGGGATCATCTGGGAATTGGATTAGCAGAAAAGCGCTTAAACAAAGGATTTGATACAGAAGGAAGGTTTCAAAAATCTCTTTCTGTCGGAGGATTTGCAACAACCGATACTGGATCCAACCATTTTTCGGTTGGTAGTGGAAGGTTATGGACAGTAAGCAAGTATCTTGATCTAGATGCGGTTGTATCTCAAACAGATACCGTTATGTTACATTATAAAGATAGCGGTGGTGTATGGCAAAAAACAGCAGTGACAGGGTTTAATGTAACGCAGTATCAAACACCAACAGGATTGGCCACGCTGACGGCAAATAGGTATGCCGTTAATTGGATATGGAGAAAGGTCGCAACGGATAGAATAGCATGCATTTTATTGGGTGAAGGTGATTACAAATTAATCGATGCACAGAGCAGTAAAAAGCCTAATATACCTACAGAAATAAGCGCCTTGGGATATTTGGTTTCTAGAATTATCGTTGAAAAAAACGCTGCTAATGCGACACAAATTGATGATTATACGTTTACGCAGCCTACACCATCAGGAACAATTATTCATAACGATACATCGTCAAGAAACGCTGTCGATACTCATCCAGCTTCATCTATCACTAATACGCCCTATGGAACGGTCGCAGGCGTGACTGTTCAGGCAGCCCTCAACGAGCATGAGGATGATTTGGCGGCCATCCGCCAAGCTTTCACGGATACCCATTTTACCAGTGGTTTCTTGAGTCGGACAGACAACACGCTATCTTTGTCCACTCGTACGTTGACTATTGCGCCCACGGGGGCCAATTTTGTCATCTATTTGGATGGTGTCAAAATTATTAAAACCGGCGGGGCGAGCTGTTCCACCACGATTCCCGCCACGGTTGGCCTTCACTACATCTATTTTGATGCGACTGGCACACTCAAGAATTCCATGAGCGCCTGGGAAATCATCGCAGGTTTGGCACCCGTGGCAACGATCTACTGGAATGGCGCGGCAGGTGCTGTAGCGGACGAACGGCATGGAGCACAACGTAATCTGTCTTGGCATCAATGGGCACACGATACCATCTCTACTAGATACGAAAGTGGGCTGATCCAAACATTTCCGACTGGCGCACAGTCCAAAATTCAGATTGAATCTGGATATATCCACGATGAAGACATCGATTTTCTGATCGCACAACAGAAGCTATGTCGAAATTGGTACGAAACGGCAGCATCAACCTATACCTGGGCAAATGGCGTGGATAACGCCGGGAATGACCGTCCTTACCTTTGGAACGCAGGAACAAGCCGTGTGCAGTATCCAAAGTCGGACGCGGCCTATGCGCTGACCGATGCCGGGGCAAATGAATATGTGGTGGTTTGGGCCTATGCTTCGACCGACGTCGACCGGCCTATCTATATTTTGACTGCTTCAAAGACGTCTGCTTTTAATAACATCGCGGCGGCGCGGGCGGCGGCGGCACCGTCTACGATAGGGTTTCTGACGCCTGAGATGAAATTGATCTACCGTTGGATTTTCAAGGGGGATGGCACTTTCCAGGAGTCAACCGACTATCGAACCTCTTCGTCTTTACCGGGCGGTGGCACCACGGCAGTCAACGCGCTGAACGTGAGCTATACACCCACGGGGAATATTGCCGCAACCAATACCCAGAATGCCATTGATGAGCTGGACACCGAAAAAGCGGCGGTGAATGCCGCGACGACTGGCAGTGCGGGGAGTTTAAAATCCACCGCCACCACCGGCCTGATGACGATTACCGGGCCAGGGACGGGCGCTACGCGAGTGAAAACTGTCCGAGATGCGGATGATACGGTTTTGGAACTGGGCGGATCCTACACGCCAACAGGAACCTGGGTCTGGACTTCTGCCACTGCGACGTGGCCAACGTTTAACCAAAATACAACAGGGAGCGCCGCGCTTGTCGTGGTTGCTGATACCGCTGCCAGTGCTTGTTACGTCGCGTTATTTGAAAGTGCTACCGGTAGTATTGCGCCGAAAACTGATGCAAATATAAAATATGATGCTTCGTCGGGATTGATGACGGTTGCTTACCTGCAGGTAAATGCTAATGCAAAGGTATCAAACGCTTTACTATCTGCTGTTAATAGTGGTAACGATTTTGAATTTGGTCATTCAAATGCATCTGGATATCGTAGCGTTTTGGGCGCTGAGGCCGGATCTGGAAAGACATTTATAGGATTGCATTGTGAAGCTGGAACTACCAGCAATACGTATAGAACTAGGGGTATAATAGGTAACGTAATCAGACCTGATTTAGCAGGCGGTATATCTTTTGATAAAGCTGCGACTGCAAGCGCTGATAATCAGGCATTAACCAATTTATTCTTTATTGACACAAATGGTGATCTGTATTTAAGAGGGAGTAAGATAAATACTTCTTCCTATTCATTAATGTTTTTCGCTTCAAAAGCAGGGATAGCAGACAATACTGATACAGCATTATTCACAATCACGACGACAAATGAAACCGGGGACGTTGATGGTGGGGCTTACACCTGTAAAATAAAGCTTTTAATTGCTCATGCTGCAACGGCTGGTGCATCTGCCGAAGCGGTAGTTTACGGAGAATATGTGTTTTCAAGAGTTATGGTTGGGGCTGGAACGGGGCAAAATAGCGCTGTTGCAGTGCTTTACCAGAGCGCTTCTAATGCTAGCTCGGCAGGTACTAGAGATATTGGGACAATAACGGTATCTGTATCTGAAACCAGTGAATACGTTCAATCTGTGAATATTCAGGTGGATTTAACTGGATCTTCAGTTTATCAAGCCGAAGTAGTATCAACAGTAGAGTTAAACTGGTATGGATTTACACACGCGCCAACAATTGCATCAGCATAGGTGATAAAATGACTGTAAGGGCAAAAAATCTAGTGCCGAGCGCTCAATTAACCGGCAGTGCTGCTACTTATTACACTACCCCTGCCGTCACCCGTGCATTGATTCAAAAGGCGACTGTTACCAATGTGGATACCGTTGCCAGGACCGTAACGGTACATCTGGTGCCCTCCGCTGGGTCAGCCAGTGATACCAATGCTATCGTAAAAGCGCTGCCAGTCGCGGCGGGCACTACCTTGGAATTGTTTGACCTTTGCGGGCATGTATTAGAGCCGGGTGGATTCATCCAAGCACTGGCATCTGCGGCAGCCGTATTGGGGTTGAGGATTTCGGGGGTAGAAATTGTATGATCACCAACAAAATCAGTGAATCGGGATTCGGCGTGAAAGATCGCTCTAAGGAAGAAATCCAAGCAGCAATTTTGCAGGCCGAAATATTTTTTGCTTCACAGCCAATTGAAAATCATATCCAAATAGAGGCAAAACATTATTTTGTAAACGGCCTTTACATAAGGGAAATTTTTTTACCAAAGGATAGCTTTAATACTGGTAAATACCACATACAGGAAGATATTTTGATCATCGCCAGGGGTAAAGTGACTTTTTTTACAGAACACGGCCAAAGAACGTTGGAAGGGCCTTGTGTCACCAAAGTGCATGCCAATACAAAACCGTGTGTTTTCGCCCATGAGGACACCGTCATGATCTCTGCGCATGCAAATCCTGATAATACACAGGATATTGATTTGATCGAATCGAGAATTATTGTGCCAAACGAATTAGCGGATAGATCTTCGGAGGTGATCAGATGACATGGGTTGCTGTAGCGGTCGTTGGTGGATCAATTATCGGAGGTTTGATCAATAAATCCGCTTCGGATAGAGCATCCGATGCCCAATCCGAAGCAGCACGACGAGCCAATGAAACACAATTGGCCATGTACAATCAAAATCGTGCAGATACGGAACCCTGGCGAAAGGCCGGGGGCGGGGCTGTTGGCCAAATGTCCATGCTGACTGGTCCAGGCGGTGAATTTAATCGTAGTTTCAGCATGGCTGATTATCAGCAGGATCCAGGCTATGCATTCCGCCTGTCGGAGGGTCAAAAAGCCCTGGAACGCTCGGCGTCTGCACGGGGTAATTTGCTGGGTGGTGCTGGATTGCGGGCAATTGATCGCTATGGGCAGGATTACGCATCCAATGAATACCAAAATGCCTACAACCGATGGCAGCAGCAACGGACACAGCAATTCAACCAGTTGGCTTCTCTTGCCGGGCTAGGACAGACGTCGACAGGGCAATTAGGGCAGGCAGGCAGCAATACCGCCAATCAGATCGGCGGGAACATGATGAACCTGGGAGCGGGGGAGAGTGCCAGGGCGTTAGCTCAGGGAAATAATTGGTCAGGTGCGATCAATAACGGTGTAAACAATTGGCTTAACTATAAATATATGAACAATAATAATAACGATAATTGGGGCGGGGGCGGCGGTGGTGCTGGAGACAACTATCAGGATTGGGGAGAATAATCATGGTGGATTTTGCCAGCGTTTACAATTTGGCCAATAAACCAACGACTGAACTGCAAAATCCTATGGATATTGCAATAAAAGGTCAGCATTTACAACAAATGAGCCTTGCAAATGCCATGGCACAACAGCAGCAGAACGACGATCAGACGGCGCGGGGATTGGCTGCCAGCGGGCAATATCAAAGCCCAGAAGACCTGGCTAAAGCCATGGAAGGCCAGGGGCTCATTAAGCAATCCCAGGCGATCCGGCAACAGCAGATTGACCAGCAGAAAAAGATCGCCGATATCCGGGAGACTCTATCCAAGGCAGACGAACACACCCGAAAGCTGATTGATTGGGGATCAGGGAAAATGTATGCCTTTGCCTCGGATGAGACAATCAAACCAGACACCTGGAATAAGGGGTTGGACATCCTGCAGGGTCAGATGTCCCAGATCAATCCGCGTTTTGCGGGGCAATTCGAGAAATACAAAGTCAGCGGGTCTGATCCTACAGAATTGACTGCCAAACGCCAATTGGCCATTTCCAACGCCTTGCCTGTCCAGGAAGCGATCAAGAGCCTAGGCACCAATGTGATGCAAGTAAATGGCAATCTGGTGCCGGTGCGCAAGGATGCGCTGGGCAATGCCAAGGCCGGGGAACCAATATATGAATCACCACAAGGGCAAACCGGGGCGCTATACAATTTTGCGGCCAGTGTGCCGGGCGGCCTGAATGAAGATCAGACTGTAAATCTGCAGAATCCCCATGTGGCCGCGCATTTGCGAAAAATGAATTACATCGCGCCACAGATAGGCGGAAATCTCCAGGGATTGGGTAGTGTGGCAGGAATAGCACAAACGGGGGATTCTAAAGCGGCGCTTGAAGGTGTGCCAGAAAATATCCGGCCATTGGTTCAGGCAATCGGCACGTACCGGATGAAATCAACACAATTGTCGCCACGTCAAAAAAACGAGGTGATGGGTTATGTTGCTGCAGTTTTTCCGAACTATAGCCATGATGACGCAGAATCTAATACCAAATTTATTAAGGATTTAGCATCTACAAGCGCTTCTTCTGCTGGCGGTACGGTCGCCGCGTCCGAACGGTTGCTTGGCCATGTGGGCGAATTGGCGGATTTGACGGACAAACTCCCTAATAGCTCGTTGGGAAAATTGGGAAATATCGCCGCCGGGACGGCCGCAACGACATTTGGAACAGAAAGCTCTGGCACGATCAAAGCTTTTGAGCTGACCAAAGGCAAGGTAATTGCCGAGCTGAATAAACTGGCCAATGGTGGTGTTCCTCACGCAGAGGAGATGGTTAGGGATGTGAAGCAATTGGAATATTCTGACCCACCTGCTACCAAATATGAGGTGATGAAAGCGGCTGTAAATTTGGGGCTGGAACAAACGCACGCCGTGGAAGCGCGGCGAAACAACATACTCGGTCAATATGCACCAAAGACATCGCTACTTTCAACTCGTGCCCAAAATACCGTCAATCGAATTTATGACAAATTGGGTGAAAAAGCCAATCTTGAACCCGCCACAACCGGCGGTTATACCACCACGGCCATAACCAATCAGAACAAGGCGACCCTGGACGCCGCCACAGCGGCAAAAGTGCAGGCGTTGCGGTCCAAGGGCGTATCAGAGGCGGATATTCAAGCGGCCTTGCAGGCCAGGGGGCAATGATGGCCGAAACCGACCCCTTAGATGCCTTGATGGCCAAGCATGGGCTACAACAATCCCCTGGTGGAGTCGATCAGTCGCCTAGCCCCCCACCTGACCCCTTGGATGCGCTGATGGCCAAACATGGGTTATCGGCACCATCACAGAGCACGCCACAAACTACCGCGTGGCAGGATACCCCCCACGGGTTTAAGGTTCGGCCTATCGATCTTGGAAACGGGGTACAGACAGTGCAGCGCGAAGATGGGGCCGCGTATTTCGGCCCGGAACAAGGCAACAAAGGAATCCCTGGTTGGTTTGACGCCAAAGGCACGCGCTTAGGGTCTGTGCCGGGTGCCAAACCGGACGAATTGCCGGCGCAATCTGCCTTAAAAACTTTGCTATTCAATCCAATCACGCAGGGTGCTACGGATATACTGGGCAAAGGCATGCAATATGCCGCTAATGCCATCCCTGGAGTGCCAGAAACCGCCCGGCAATGGGTGAACAATTCGATTCGAGGTAGAGAACAGGAATACGAAGAATTGCCGATGAACCAAACGCCTGTGGCGGGTCTGACGCGTGGCTTGGTGATGGCTGCCACGGTACCTGGAAGTGCGGGCACATCTTTGGCAGCTCGAACGATACCCCAAGCTATCGGTGCCGGTGCGAAAGTCGGAGCTGGCTATGGTCTGGCCACTCCTACGGTAATGCCTGAAGGTGCCACAGTGGAAGATTTCGCCAAGGCTCAGGCTAAACAGGCGGGCCTTGGCGCTGCGACGGGCGCGATCATGCAGCCCGCCCTGGAAAAAGTACTGGTGCCACTGGGTGGGGCCATTGGGCGCGGTGCGGGCTGGATTAAGAGCAAACTGCCACCAGCCATGCAAGAGCTGCAGGACATCTCGGAAAAGTGGAAAATCAATCCAACGGCAGCAACATTTAACCGCAATTTGGCCAAAAAAGAAGATGCTCTCGCCAATATCCCCTATTCCGGCATGACGGAGGCACAAATCTCAGCCAGGGCCGAAGCCGACGCTGCGGCACAACGCCTTGTAGACCAGTTGAAAGCCGAGGTTAAAGGTGCTGGCACACCCAGTGAAATAGCCATGAAATCAGGCCGGGAAAACCAGGCGGCAAACAACGCCATTGGTCACCAAATCTATGACGCCGAGGCTAAACAGGCGGGCAATGCCGAAGTACCGAAAAACAATATCATTAATGCGATAAACGAGGAACTGAAAGCCAATAAATTGACATCCAAACCGGATAAAGGCTTGGAATCTGATTTTGGAACCCGTTTACGGCGATTACAACAGACGCCGCAAGAAGCCCTGAACGCGGGAGAACAGCCAATGGATGCCTCTTGGCAAGGCATGACTCAGCTCAAATCTGAATTTTGGAAAGAAGCCCACAAATATGAAAAAGGCACGCCGGAATATGCCAGGTATATGAAGCTATCCGATGCCGTGATTAAGGATCAAGACGCTTTCGCTGCAAATTCTGGCGATCCTGCCTTACAGGGAGTGCATGATGTCGCGCGTCAGTGGTGGCGGACCAAGGTCAAGAATTATTCTCCTGACTCTTTTGAATACAGCAATTGGGCAAAAAACCTTAGCGGTAAAGACTTAGATCCTGAGAAAGTGCAGGATTTTTTCGTTAAGGCTGGACAAGACGGAAAAGCCAAGTATTTTTACAACGGCCTCGATGAAAACGGGCGGGCTGCTGTGCGGGCCGGGATCGTCGATGATGCCTATCAATATGCCACGGGCGGCGAAAACAAGACGTTCAGCCCCGCCATGTTTGCCACCTATTTGGAAAAAAGACAGGAATCCACGAAGGTTTTTTTCCGGGGCGCAGACAAGTTGGAAATCGAAGGCTTTAAAAATTTAATGCGGGCGATGGAGGATGTTGGTGGCGCAGGGAAAAAAGTTTTCACGGGGAAAGCCAACGCGCCGATTTTATGGGCGGGGGCTCAGGGCGCTGGGCTGTTGGCGGCAGGTCACAGCGTTTTGACGGGGAATATTCCCGGCGCGGCGCTTGGTCTGGCGGAGGTAACAGCCCCTACGATTATTGGTAAGGCTGGAACGGCGCTTCTTACCACGCCCGCCGGAAAAAGGATGTTATTGGCGGCGTCTGATCTGGATCCGGGGGGCGAAGCCATGAAAACATTACTGCAGAATCAACTGCCAAAGGTCCTTGCTGCCAGTGCCGCACGTGAAAATACCCAAAAAGAAAAGAAGCCTTCCACCCCTAAACCTGAATAATTACAGAGGTTAAAACATGGCCGCGACATTACCACAAATGATCAGGTTTCAGCCTCTATTCGGCGGGGTTTGTATTCCAGGTGGGAAGGTTTATTTTTACGTTGCTGGAACCTCAACTCCTTTACCTGTATATGCTTCCGATGGCACAACTCCACTTACCAGCCCCGTGATTTTGGATGCAAATGGTTCAGCAGATTTTAGATTAGGATCAGGTCTATCATATAAAATTAACGTGCTGAATTCATCTGATGTACAGATGTCAGGATGGCCAGTTGATAACGTCCAAGCTCTAGATTTTTATTCAATTACTGTTCAGACTACAGTGTTTACTGATTTGGCGTCATATTCTAATGTCGCAAAAGGTGATGCCTTGGTTGGGGTATTGGCCCCCTATACCGGGGCGATTCCCAGAACTCAGCATCAAATCAATGCAGAATTTTTGAGTCTTAAATCATTTGGAGCTGTTGGTAATGGCATTGCTGACGATTATGCAGCTATTCAGTCTGCTATAGATGCTTATGGTTTCATATATATGCCTCCAGGCACTTATTATATAAGCCATGGGTTGATTGCGCATAGATCAATCAGAATATTGGCAGGTGGGCAATCTGCCGAAGCGGCGATAGTGAGAAACTACAGCGGTTCAGGGCCTACAGATGGAATGTTAGTTTTACCTCCTGACAGTGTTGGATCCTATATAGATGGGGTTAATTTTTACACCTTATCAGGTCAGACAGGAGGGTCAATAATTTACGGTTACGCAACCGTATCAGCAAGTAATGGTTTAACCACATTTAATAACTGTAGATTTGGTACTACAGGGACGGATACCCATGATTACACAATTTTTATTGATGGAACAGCTAAAAATACAGGTGCTATAGGTTTTAGGCTTATTTCCTTTACTAATTGTTCAATTTTTGGCGCTCGTGTGGCTACGATAGAATTTCGTGGAGTTGTCCATTTTAATGTGTCTGGTGGTCAGGTTCCGGCGGCGGGTGGGACTGGATCTATTATTCGATTCACTGGTGTTTCTGGGGTTGAAACCCAAAACGGAATTTTTAACCCAGGTGATACAAATTGTGATATTTATTTTGATTATGCTCAATATATAATTTGTGATAGCAGCATTATGGGACAAATATATAATACTGTAAATTCTTTATATAATATAGTAAGAGGTCATTCAGCTTTTGGGTGTCAAAATAACTGGATTAATTCAAGGTTTGACTGCACAAACCCATGTGGAGCACACGCATTCCCTGGTGGTAATTTGGAAAATGTCACGGGTGATGGAACGGAATATTTCCCAGTTTTTAATGGTCAATTGTTTGATTTAGATATATCTTATAATACTACAACAGGTAGACTTACTTCCAAACAACCTGGTATTTATTTAATTCATTTCTGCTGTATGTGCAACGGAATTCTTTCAACGCATACAAAATACGATTTATTTATTTATAGGTATTCATCGGCTAACGTTTTATTACAGACCTACAAAAAGACAGGCAATGCCTATATGTTGGGAAACAGCGATACTCAAGCCTCTATAGAGTTTGAGACTACACTGCAAATGGATGCAGGTGATTATCTTAGACCTTCAATTACTGTTTATAACGGCACTTTAGTGATTGATATATATGCCACTTCATTACGACAGTCGTTTTTCCAGGCGACGAAAATCAGATAGATAGGAGACCTGCACATTTTTTAGTGCAGTGATCGATGCGCTTTTTTCTGTAGCGAAACGGCGTGGAACATTGCAAAAATGCATGTAAATTGTGGAAAACTCAGCGGATACTGTTTACTTGACTCAGGAGGCACTTGCAGCCTCCTGACAGTTGCGAGCTTGTCCAGAATCCGACACACTGAAAAAGCCGGTTCGGCATCGTGCCGGATCTGGCAACCAAATGCCACACAAGACGCGAGGGGCATCCTTTTGGATGCCCTTTGTGTAAAATGGAATTGCCGATCCTGCATCGTGTGGGTTCGGTGACTTTTTATTCTGGTAAAAGTTTGCAAAGGGCCTCTTTCGAGGCCCTTTGCGTTTGCTCATGCTTGTCGATGCATTGCCATGGATCGAGGCAATCTTGCAGATTTTAGAATACCAAAAAACAACCGCGCTGCGAATCTCCCGAAGGGGTCAAATGGGGATTCAAGTGACGCGCTGCGTCACTTTTTGGTGCACCATGTGACGCTGTGCGTCACTTATGCATTTTACTAATGGTGGTTGGATCATCATAAATTTTACTTATGGGTGAGTTTCCCTTATTTCTCTAGGCAAAAAAAAACTGCCCGAGGGCAGTGGATTTGTGGTTGCACTTTCGGGGCAGGCGATCAGACTCGAGAGATGTTTCTTTGTCCTTCGCCAAAAACTTCGGAAGCTTCGACGTTCTACCATCGAAGCTTCCATTTCTTTAAGGCATACCATACATGCCCCAACAAATAGCTTCCCTCAATCTTCCTTTTGTTACAACAGTAAATTTTAACCCATATGACAAAAATAGTCATAGACCTGCGCAATACAGCAAGAAAAAGAAAGATTACAATTTAAAAATAAGTGAAATATTAAAATATAGTGGATTATCTCCTTCTCTGTGTAATGCCATTCGTAAATGGGCAGATCGGCGCGATGCCTGCGGAATCAATCTATGGATGGGTGTTCACCAAATTGCAGAACTCGGTGAATGCACTGTCGGGACGATATACCGACAATTAGCCAACGCCGTCTGTCTGGGTATTCTCGTGCTCGTCCGAAAAGGGTCTAGAGGACGTCGGAGGGAATCAGAATATGCGCTCGGATCGGTCATACCCTGCTGGGAAGAATTCCTTGATATCAAAGGGCGTAAAGGTGCAAGATTGCACAACTCCTTAGTTCTTTCAGAACTAAAAGAAAGGGAACCCTACCCTTCCTTGGCTGACCCCCTAGACCAACCTGAACCACCCACCACCCCGCAACCAACCCCACCGGCAGAGCCGAGGGCTGATGAAAATGTAAAAATTGAAAACAAAGAAGAAAAGAAAAAAGAGCCGGCAATAAAGCCAGCAGCAAAACCGAAGCAGCAGCCACTCAGCCAGGAAGCCAGAGATCTTTCGCGGCTGATCATGGAAAACGGCACATCTCGCCCTGGGGCCTTCGGAGCGGTGAAGCTGGCAGAAACCCAAGGGCGAATCAAGGAAGTGATCAAGGCGGTCCACCTAGCAATCACGTGGCTACCAAAATCAAAAATCAAGAATCACGGTGCCTACCTTCAAAAGCTCGTGGCGAATCCAGAAAACATCAAGCTTTTCTACCGCTATCTCGACAAGCCAAAAAAGAAAATTCTTTTGGTAGACAAGGCTTCTGAGGCATTGGCTAAACGTGAAGCGGAAGAAAGAATCAGACTACAAGATCCTCTCGAATGGTATGCTCAACTTATGGGCGTTAAACTTACCTGGGAGAATAGAGACGAAATAGAGCTAGATCACAAAAAATCACTAGAGCGTTTTCTACAAATGGAACAAGAACTTCTCCGCAAAACCGAAGCAAAAAAGATACAATTGGATAGAGGTGAATAATGGAACCTATCCGAGGTATACCGGGATGCCCGAAGTGTTACGGAAAAGGTGTAATCCTTCCAGATTGGAATGTTAGAGCTGTAGCTATTGTCTGCTCGTGTGCTGGCGGTACCATGCCAGAGCTAAAATTTAAAATTGACATAGATGATAATTTTAAATATTTAAGTATGGATAAGTTTATAAATTATTGGAATAACGTAGCAATAAAGGATGTATCAAAGAAAGATCTATTAATAGAATTAGAAACAATACAAGATACTATACCGGCTTTAGATCCCGTCAGAGATCTTGACAAAAAATTACAATATTTTAGGTTTTTAGAACGATGCCAAAATAAAAATGGTGCATGGGACTTAGACCTTCTGATTGAACCGGATGGTTTTAAGAATGCAAAACTTTGGGGCCAGGGAAAGATAAATAATCAAGATATTTTTGTTGTAATAGGTGATGTGGGAAAAGGAAAGACTAGTTTGTTGGCGGGTATGTTGAACGACAGATGTAAAGCTAAGGAGGTGAGTGGTAAATTTATTCGGTGTCGGGCGCTGAGCAATTTCATAAAATCGTCTATGTATTCCGGGGCCAAGTCTTATCAGAAATACACTGATACCATGGCAGAAATTATAAGTGTCCCTATTCTAGCTCTTGATGATATCGACTGTATCGACAATGATGAAAGGGTGGCCAAAGATATGATGATGATCCTTTCAGAACGTAAAAGCTTGCAAAGGCCAACCTTGTTATCAAGTTCTAAAATAATATTTTTTAGTTTGGATATTGATTCCCCATTGGCTAAGTCTAATGATAGAAGCATGTTTGATGCGATCAAAAACTCTCATAAAGTTGTTCTTGAAACATGGTTTTCAAGAAATAAAATTATATTGGGGTTGAAACCATGAACCAAGACTCAAAGAATCAACTGTGCAACATGGACAGGGACAATTTTGACCCTGAATTAGTCCTTAAAAATCTGGAAATAGGCATCTACCTTGAGAATGAAAACAATCTAAGACTCCTGGAAGAAGCCTGTTATGCACTGCTAAAAACTCGGCAGTGCATCCAATTGATAAAGGAGAAGATAGCCATTCTCCGCCAAGAATGCGAGCGTGATAAATGAAAAAACCAACTGATTTACAGCCCGGAGACTTTGCATTGTCTACCTTCGGCGGGCAGGTTAAAAAGGTGCGTATCGTGGCCAGGAAAGAAGCAGATGCCTTCAACGGTGTGAGATTCAGTGTAGAGCCCCAAATCGGGCGCGGCCCTCAATGGTTCGCTGCTGCTTGGTTCCGGCCTGTGGAGTAACGATGAACGATAATGAATATGCCGATTCATTGGATATAATAGAAGAAAACTATTTAAATGCTATTAAAAACATAACAGAAATAAACAGGATTAAAGTATCAAAATTAACTAATAGAATAACGGAACTTGAAAAGATTAATTATAGATTAATTGATGCATTAACCTTTATAGGGCATGACTTGACGTGTTATTCGTTGGAAGTTGCCACAAAAGCGGCAAGAAAAGTCTTGGAGGAAAAATGAATCTTGAAAGACTTCAAGACCTCGAAGGAAAAGCCACCACAACGCCATGGGAATCCTCCAATGTCAATATTCACGGCGGCAAGAATGGAGAATTCTATGTTGCTTCAACCGCGTGGGATTACGACCAGAATTTCATTGTAGGCATGCGCAATGCGGCACCTTTGCTTCTTGTCCTCTGGGATGCCTGCTTGCTGGCCAAGGCGTGTCACGGCAAGCTGCCAAATGAAATACAGGACGCGCTGGATAACCTGGATAACCTGGATAACCTCAAACCGTAATCGAAAGGATAACCGTGCCGGATGTCAACCGTGTACGATGTTCTTAATGTCTTTCTTCCAACCTTTCGATAACTAATTCATCATGGTCGTGCTATGATATTCAACCTCTTTAGCAAGGGAGCAAAAGATGAATATCCTTTAGAAATACCTACTAATGGAGGGCTTATGAACCAAAACAAGTTCTTCCCACCTTACGAATGGAAGCCCTCCGAAGAGAAAGACGTTTTAGACGGTGATGTAAAATTCATAATTGGTGGTATGTTTACCCGTGAAATCCATTTAAACTGCATTGATGACTGTATGTATATTGCAGACTTGATTGAAAACGCTTATAAAATGGGCTATATGAATGGGAAAGACAAGATACGCCATCAGATTGCTAATATACTCAGTCAAAAGGACTGACAACAAAAAACCTCACGGATTCGTGAGGTTCCCGTTGCACCCATGGGAAAAGGTTTACTTTAATTCGATTTGTCCGTTATCAATCCATTGATGCAACGCTGTTTTCTCGTATCGCCATGTCCCGCCGATTTTCAGGCATGGCGGGCCGGTCCCTTCCCTTCGCCAATTTGATACGGTATATTTACTGACACCGCACAACTTACCAACATCCGCCACGCTTAAGTATTCTCGTTCGTGACCCTCCATTAACCCTCCTTTTTGTCGTCTTTTGGTAGGAAGGTCTGAACCTCAGCTCCGAGATCTCGCAGGGTTCCCTTGTCGTCACCGTTTCCCCGCGTGGGTTTCCATTTCTTCTCAAATACCGGCCAGTGGTCAACTTGTCCGGCATCCTTGAACGCTACATAGGCTTGATCCATCAGGGTGTCAAACTCCTCCAGGGATTCGATGGGCCAGGAAACCCCGGAAACCTGAGATTCTTTTTTCTTTCTGATAGTGGGTAACGGCGCTTCTTCAATGATTTCTGATTCTATAATATCTTGAGTTTCTTCAGCGCTTTGTAATCCCATTAAAAGTTCTGGAGCATATATTTTTCCAAAAAACGACGCGGCACGGTATCTCAGCATGATTTCCGGCATCGTTTTCCATTTACTGCCTTTTTTTTGAATCCACCCTTCATCAACTGCCATCTGAATAGACACTTCGGGGCTTTCCAGGCGTTCACCCGTGGCTTTTTCGATTACCCAGGCGATGCAGGACCGATGCCGAATTTTCATACTGCCGGTTTTCTCAACGGGCATCTTCTTTCCTGCGTTGCGGGGGTTATCTATCCATTCCGTGTAGGTGTAAGGCGCTTCTTCCTCGGGACCCACTTCGGAAAAACTGAATCGGAGCGGGCTGAATTTCCCGCACTGATTGATAGACGCTATGATGTAAACACTTGACCAGCTTGGCCTCCCTTCGATGATATGGAGGTTTTGCATGATCATTAGTGGATCTGCATTCATCCGGCTAGCCATATTCAACGCAACAGCACAGTTTGCCAAACCGTTTGGGTTTTCGGTGACAGTGCCTTCCTTGTCTGCCGTAAATCTCCGGTAGGAGACAGGTACGAGGGTAGAACTGCTGAGAACATTGGACGCTCTTAAAAGTGCATCCATTCCTTCTTTAGTGTCAAATCCTAATCGGATTTCCTGATTTTCTCGCGTGTTAAGGGCGGTTTCGTCGGCCATTATCTGCCTCCAATGGATTGTTCTGCGTAGAATTCAACGCCTGGGATTGTCTGGGCACCCTTCGTTGTCCGGGCGGTGGAACCAAGAAGCTGTTCGTTGGGGAGCAGGTATTCCCTGGGCACCAGATTCAGGTCAACTATTCGGAATTTCCAGGTAGTTCGATAGCTCGTACCCGCTGCGGTGATTTTGGGCGCGGCGGCAGTCATCACGGCACGGGGCGCAAGCGCGGCTTCCCTCAATGCATCCTCGGCTGCCAGCTTGGCGGCTTCAGCGTCGGCTTCAGCCTGGGCGGCCTGCTGTTTCGCCACGAAGGCCGCAACGGGGTTTGCTTCGGCTTCCGCTTGGGCTATTCTCTGCGCAGCGGCTTCTTGCTCTTTTCGAGCGGCTTCCAGGCGGTCCATTTCCTCTTGGGCTTTGGCGCGGGCTTCCGCTTCAATCCTTTCGCGTTCTTTCCTTGCGGTGTCCTCCGCTTCCTTGCGTTGCCTGGCTTCCTCCTGCTTGTAGGCGAGCATGCCCTGCTCGTAAGGCTTCAAGGCTTCCTCTAAGGTATCTTTGATGCGTTTAAAATCAGCATTGATGAGTCTCAAAGTCTCATTTATCGGACCGGTGCGTTTGACCCGCTCGGCTTCGGTAATTTTGATCATGTTTTTTATCTGTGAGAAGTCAGCACTGGCTTTCACATAGTCTTCTGTTGTCCTGACTATTACCATTTTGGCCTTGGTTAATATGGTTTTGGCTTCAAGGTCCAAGTTCTTTATTTCCTGTTTTTCTGGTGTTTCTTCCTGAAGTAATTCAGGGATGCAATTCTGGATGGATTCCATTATTTTACCTCCGGAAATGGCAGTTTTCTGAAGCCCTGCAATTGCTTTTCGTGCTCTTCAAAATCTTCCAGTGCGGCGGCGTCTGCTTCACTCCAGAAGGAGTCGAATGGAATCGTAATTAAACCGTGTCCCTGTTGGTGTAAGGAATCCCAGGCTATGATTCTTTTCAGTTTCATCTGCGTGGCCAGACGCGCGGCCAGTTGAAAACTTTTAGTGGTTTGCTCTGACATCGTTAATTTCCTCTTTGGTGGGTGTTTTTTCGTGCATGCACTCGACGCATGTTTCAACGTCTCTTTCCATTTCCAGGGTAAGATCGACCCCGCATTCTATGCATTTCCAGCGTTTCCGTGCTAAATTGATCACAGTGACCCCCATGTGATGATGTTGTGGTTGCTAAGCGTTCAATTCCTAAATATGGGGGAGTTGGGCGCTTTTTTACCCGTCCCCGTCCCCGAACTCGTCCCCGAACCCGAACCCGGACCCTGACCCGTCCCCGTCCCCGAACCCGAACCCGGACCCTGACCCGTCCCCGAACCCGTACCCTGCCCCGTCCCCGAACCCGAACCCGGACCCGGACCCTGACCCGTCCCCGGATAAAACTTTTACATCCGCCATGTGGGTACTCCCTCAAGACTTTTACGCGCAATTTCGGGGAGTTGGGCGCTTTTTTACCCGTCCCCTGACCCGTCCCCGAACCCGTCCCCGGACCCTGACCCGTCCCCGTCCTCGTCCCCGGACCCTGACCCGTCCCCGTCCCCGGACCCTGACCCGTCCCCGAACCCGGACCCTGACCCGTCCCCGAACCCGAACCCGTACCCTGACCCGTCCCCGGACCCGTCCACGGACCCGTACCCTGACCCGGACCCGGACCCGGATAAAACTTTTACATCCGCCATGTGGGTACTCCCTCAAGACTTTTACGCGCAATTTCGGGGAGTTGGGCGCTTTTTTACCCGTCCCCTGACCCGGACCCTGACCCGTACCCGTCCTCGTCCCCGGACCCTGACCCGTCCTCGTCGTCCCCGTCCCCGTACCCTGACCCGTCCCCGAACCCGGACCCTGACCCGAACCCGTACCCTGACCCGTACCCTGACCCGTCCCCTGACCCGTACCCTGACCCGTCCCCGGACCCGGACCCTGACCCGTCCCCGGACCCGGACCCGGATAAAACTTTTACATCCGCCATGTGGGTACTCCCTCAAGACTTTTACGCGCAATTTCTTTGCAAGGAGTTTTTTCGATCACATTAAAAATGTCCTTTTCGATTTCTGGCATAGCAAACCTACAATTTGAAGGGTCGGGTGTGCCTTCTTGTGATAATTGTGATAGGGATGCACCAAACCATTTATGCATTCTGATCGAATTTAAAAGGGTTACTTTCCGGGCAATATCATCTTGAAATTTAAGATACCCGCAAAAACATCCAGCATCGTAAGAGCGTATAATAACAAAGGGATAGCCTTCTGGCGAATATGCAAATACACTTTCACTATTGTATTTTTTAATATATAGTTTTTCTATTGCTGATTTTTTGATATATTCTTCTCCATTTATTACAAAAACTTCAGTTAAAAAAATTTCGTTATCCATTGCGGTCTCCTCGTCTGGCCGATCCTTCGGCGGTAGATTGAGATCCCAGCCTATCAGGAACCAACCAACAAAAATACACAAAAATATACAAAGATGTGCAAAGATGGATAAAGAACGACAAGGGAGCCTCAATGCGCACTTTCGACGAGTGGAACGAAGAGCAGCGATGACACCCTAGAGGCGGCCTATGCCGAGGAAGAAATCGAAGTTATGCATGAAGAATTGTTAGAATGCGGTGACTTGGGTGCTATTTTGGAGGAATCTATTGCAGAAGGAATTCCATGCCAGAAGTCGAATTAGAGCCTGAAAATAAAGAAACCACCGTCAAATACTCCAAAAAAATACAACAGATAGAAAAGGAACTGGAGCGCCATATTGCGCTATATCCAGGAGAATATCGGATTTATGAATCATGTAACTCAAAACATAATAATGATTACAGGGCATGGATACGAAAAAAACTAGAAATGTCGGAATTTATCAGCATTCACCGTCTGATAAACTCTAATAAAAATCCAATTTGCGACGTTGAAACGGAACCAGAATTACCTGAACGATTGAAAACAAAACTTGAAAATCCTATAGATAGTTATTACAAATCCTATTTGGAAAGCCTGGAATTTCTGGGAATAGAAGAGCCGAATACTAGAGTATGGAAAAACGAGCGTGGTAGAGCCTCCAACCTGCGGAACAAAATTATTGGGAAGTGCCGACAGGACGGAGTACCATTGCCTAAACCTCTCCCCAAATTACCCAAGGCCCCCCGTTTCCCCTGTCCAATGTCAAGCAAAAAGGATTGAATATGCCTGATCGAACTCGTAAGATTTCAGACCAACAAATAGAGCCCTTGGTGATCGTTTTGCCAGTCGCCACTATCCGGTTCCTGGATGCCCATGCAAAAAAAATAGGACTCACGCCCAGCGCCATCATAAAAGGGGCACTGAGCGTCTATAAAATCAGAGAGGATACCCGGTGATGCCAGACGCCGTAACTACAGAAAAAACACCCAG